AGAGCATGTCACCATGATTATGATGGCGGTCAAGCTGTCGAGGATGGTTACGTCACCCACAAAGTTCGACACGTACGTTGATATCTGCGGCTACGCTGCCGTGGGTTGGGAGGCAGTCAGGATCGAGGGGGCAAAGAATGTCAAAAGAAAGTGATGACGCCAAGAAGCAAGAGAAGATACGGCAAATGAAGAACCAGCTTAGAAGCTCCCAAGCTGGTTCCGTTTACGCTCGCTCGAAAGAGGGAGTGACCGTCACGCTCAAGGACATGCCTTGGGCTGACGAGGATCAACCGTAGCCGCTGCCGTAGCCGCTGCCGTATCCACTGCCGTAGCCGCTGCCGCCGCCCGAGCCTGCACCCTTCTTACCCGCAGCAGCGTCAACAATATTTTCAACAACCGACTTAGGTAATGGGCCTCGGCTCACTATCTCTCTTACACCCGCACGTCTGATCCCATTGGCTTCGTCACCCTCAAAGTAGGAGCGGGTTGCCTCTGCCACTGTGAGAGCATCAAAGAACAATCCTGTGGTTGGGCCAGCTACCGCTTCCATTACTCTGCGCTGACCGTATGCGCCGTTGTCGCTTTGCGTTGCGACCTCGTACATCAAGTCGCCGAGTAGACCAAACCCAACAGACGCCATGAACCCGTCGAATGTTTGACCTAATACGCGGTCAAGGTTCTCATTGTCCTCGAACCCAGCGTAAACAGTCTTGCTTAATCGACGGTCGCGGAGCGCATGTTCTCTGTTCTCCTCACCGCCTCGGCCCTGCACCTTATCCTTGAGGGCGACCGCCGCTGCACCAGCCACGGGAGCCGCCGTCAGAAGGGCTGCGAGAGGCGCTAGGCGGTTGTCTGAGGCACCGACAAACGCTTTGGCGAAGTTCCCTGTCCGATTGGCGACACCCTCACCAGCGAACGCCTCACCGAATGTTCCACCGATCATGCGGCCCATCAAGAGAGGGAACGATTTAAGCTGCATAACCATCGCGCCAAGTGGCGTCTGACCCCAAAGAGGAAGATCGTTGGGGTTGGGCGTAAAGATCATCTGGTTGACCAGTTTAATAACCGAAGTCGATATCTCTTTGCTGCGAGGATGTTCGCTCGCAGAGCCTCGGCTCTCCATAATCAGATCGATGTCTTCGTCAGCTTCCAATCCTTTCAGCCCGTTCTGATCGAGGATGCGTTTGGCTATGCGTCCTGATCGTGAGTTCGGAACTTCGCGAGCGATACGAGCCTGTGCTTTAAGGTGCTCGTAAGCAACCGCCGCACCCACGTCCCGCATCATGTCAGTCCACGGCGTCAACAGAGTTGTGTTAAAGAAGCCCGACATAAACTGGGTTTGATCGACACCGTGGGCCATCGTCATCCGTTGATGCACCACGTTCTCGGTAGCTGCACCGACGTTGCGGATCATTTCACGGTAAGCCTCGCCCGTGTCCGTTTGCTTCGTGTAGTTCGCGAGTGCTCGGGTGTATGATTTCAGATCACCCGTGCGGATCAATGGAAGAACCAAGTCAGGCAATGACGTGAGAGTGGTGTAAGTGAGTAGCGTAACGGCGTTGATGCCGCGCAGCCACTTACTTGCGTTGGGCATAGAATATAGGCCGTGCATCCCCTCGATGGGGCGGCGCATAGCTGCATTAAAGAAGCCTCTCGCGTGTTGCACATTCTCTGCGCTCGTGTGCTTGGTTAAGCCCTGCGTGTCGTACAGTGCATTGGCGATTGATCGCGCTCGCTTTTGAAAGTTCTGCCGCATTTGCTGGGCATTCGCTGTGCCTTGAAGGGCAGCTTCCAGTTGCAGCATAATGTTTTCTTCGAGGTCACGAGCCGTGCTGCCTTGACGCGCCATGTTAATAAGCTCGTCCGCCTTCTGCATTGCGGGGAACTGCTCTTTGTATGGAGCCATAAAGACATTGTGGTCGAAGGTCTTGTTCATCACACCCTGACCGTCACCGCCATTGCGCGAGTAGGTTGTTCGGATGATCTTGTTTGAACTGAGCAAGGTTGCAATGGTTGCTTTCGCGCTGGGCGGCGAGCCCACGATTGCTGTGTAGTCGTGATACCCGTGTGCGCCCACCCCGAATGCCTCGGTCATATCGAGGCGGTGCTCGAGGTTGTCTGAGTATTTGGTCATGGCGACGAGGATGTCATTCTCGAGATAGCCAGCGAGACTGTTAGGGTGGTTAAAGTCTTGGAACGCAGGGAACTCATCGAGGCGGATCATGCGTCGATAGTCAATGTGATCGTCGCCGTTGACGTTGCGTAATTGCTGCGCTGGCTGTGACAGCACACCATCCTCGTCAGTTAGCTTCGTGACAATACGCTCGGCAATCGTACGGGCGTGTCCATCTGGATGAGGAGCGCCGCCTGTGGATTTCTGCTCGGTCTCGAGGTACTCGGTCAGGCGTCTTGTGAAGTCATCCTGATTGGCGAGGATCAGGTCTTTGCGCCACACTTGCGGGAAGTAGTTTTCCTTTAAGTCACCCACAACAATGCCAGCCTTCCGCATTCTTGTGACGGCACTTCTCAGGTACGAGCGGACGTGATCGTAAACCTTTAGCTCTTCGCTGCCGAGGAACCTTTTTGCCTTGCTGTCTCGCAGGGCCGTCACAATATCCATGTTACTTTTGGGCTGAGATGTTCTGCGGTGGGGAGAGAAGCCAACGACTGAGGCGGCAGAGCCTCGGGCTGCGTCGATCATTTGCCGTGGCCCGTTATCCCAGTAGCGTCCGAGTGCGCCCTTACTATCGGGCAGCTTTTTCATCATGCTCGTGAGGGGCATAAGGAACTTGCCCATCGCCTCGTTCGTACGCTCGAAGTGACCGCCGCCACCCTTCTCTGGCTCGAAGTGATTGGCGAGCCAGTTCATACCCGAGTTACGCATGATCGCGCTGTTGGTTTTGAGCGGGTTCCAGACGTTAGACTTTCTGATTATGTCCTTGCCGTCCTCGCCGATGTTGCGCCCGTTGGCTGCTGCAATCATCTGATCGAGTGTGCGAGGTGGAACACCGCCTGCCTCGAGAACTCGTGCAGCCGCGACAGCCATGTTGTCTGACGTGTCCTCTGTTATTGAATTGATCAGCATTGAGTTTACGTTGACCTCATCATTGCCACCGCCGAGGAGCGGATCAGCCTCATCAAACATTGACGCTTTGATCGAGCGTATATCTGACGGGTTCAGCATTACTCGCTCGCCGTCAACCGCGACACTCGAGTAGCCCTGCTCGCGCAGAATGCGCTGGATATGCCTCGGGCCACCCGCTATTTCAGAGAGCATCGAATACATTTTGGAGGACGGCATTACGCCCTGCAAAACGAGCGCGGCTTGATCCACGTCTATGTTGTCGCCGTTCTCCGCTACGTGTCGGCGTAACGCATTGAGAATTGACTGTACTGCGGGCGTATTCTTGCTGGTCTCTCTCGGGAAGATGATTGGGTTCTTATCCGAGATAAACACGGGCTCGACAGATGTGATGTCAGTGATGCCCATTTCTTGAAGCTGCTCGGATATATCGTCATCCATTGCCCGTAAGACAAAGCGGTCTCCGCCTTGACCCATCTTGGCGCGTACATCTCCAAGCGTTTCAAGCAACTCGGTGGCTATTGCTTTCTGGTCATCTGGGAGGGCGGCAACCATCTCGCCTGTTCTGCGGTGGATATGATCGACAGGTAGCTCGTCAACGTAAACCCCATCGCCCATAAGCTCTGATGGCGCTCGTTTGCTTTTGTAATAGACACTGACGTTTCCGCCTGTGAAGTTCCTAACCGCATCTATTTGTGCTGGGTTCATACGCGATACAACAGTGCTTGCGTAGCTAGTCGCAAGCTCGGAAGGAACCTCTTTGCCGTAGGTATCCACCGCAGACGCATTCGTAATCTTTGCGCCTTCTTTCGCCCCGAATACTGAGCGAACAAACGGCACGGGGAAGCGGCGTCTTGCGGCAGGCTTGGCGACAATCCCATGCAGGATGTACGAGGCGGCCTCCATCATTTCCTCTGACAGTGACAGGGTGAAGTCATCAAACTTCGGGATATCGTCACCTTCCATTGTGTCCATCATCTTGCGGAAGTCAGTCTCGACGCCATCGTCATCGACCCAATCAGCAAAAATTCTGCCGAGCAATGTGTCTGCTGGTACGCCTGACTGACGAGCGTACTTATCTATCAACACGCGGTTGGCATCGGTAACAACAGAAGTGTTGTAAAGAGATTTCCCGATGTACTGCATACTTTGGGTGATGTCCTCGGACTTGCTTACGTTACTTGCAACGCCCCGCAACTCTTTGACAAACCCGTTCCATCCCTCGTCAGCTTTTGACGGCGGTAAGTCCACGCCCAGACGAGCGAGGCGAGCCGCAATGGTGCGAGCCGCGTATGTCGCGTCCGCGTTCCGATGGTTGATTTGGCTCAAGAATGTACGCATTGCAACATTAGCGTTTGCTGGCACACCGTCTTCCGTTCCGCTGCCAACATTTTGACGCTGCTCGACATCAACAGCTTTGCTGATAGTGGGCGATTTTGCCACTTCCATAAAGTCAGCTTGATCGTCGGCAATTCTGCGGCGCTTGACTTCTACCCGTATGAAATCGCGGTCGGCCTTGGCCTTCTTTGTTTTTGTTGCGGTAGCCTTCGCGAGCGCCGCCGTAAGCTCGTACTGGGATAGGTTCACGTAACGCTGCCGCGCTTCCGAGACGTTTGCGTCAGACATCTCGATGGTGTCTTCGCCATTGATTATCTGGTTGACCCTGCGGTGCAGCTTTTTACCCAGCGCTGACGGTACGCCAACTGTCTGTTTCTTTGTATCAACGCCATCGGCAACGATATTACGCAAGTAAGCATCGAGAAGTTCGCCCATGCTTGCGGTCTCGTAGTTGATGTTCGCATCGTTGAATTTCTTAACGTCCGCCTGAGACATGATAGCGTTGGCTTTAGCCGCACCAGACATGATCTCCCGAGCGGCCTTAAAGTAAGCGGCTTTCTTGCGGTTGGCGGCTTGCTTTACCTTTTTGAAGTCCACCTTTTTCTTTAGAACTTCGGGCGTGAAGTTGTTGCTCTTGCGAAGATCGAGAACTTCGTCTGACAGGCGATACATATCAATATCGCCACCCTCAATATCCATGAATTTCTCGTTCAAGCTATCGAGGACGTTGTTGATTAAGACCTCAAGATCGCTCTCGTAGAACGCAACCATCTCTGTGTCGAAGCCCTCTCGAAAGGCTTGGCCCTCGATGACGCCATCACCCTTTTGGTTCACGTACTGGTTCTCTTTATAGAGCATCTTCGAGAGAGTTTCGGCTGCCGCCTTCATCTTTCTGTTGAACTTCTTGGTCGCTTTGAATGGGCCAGTGGTGGCGCGATATTCTTCCTGCTTCTTGAAAGCAGATATCTTGTTGTCCTTTATCGTGTTCGCCATTCCGTGAAACTCGTGAGCCACTTTAAGCATCGCCTCGGCTGCCATCTGTGGGTCTCTCACGCTTTCGTCTTGACCCATGATTTGTCTGTACTCTTGATGCGCGTCATTCAACTTGGCAAAGCGTATCCGTATTGCCTCGCCTAAACGTGTCGAGGCTTCCACAGGCATGTGAAACTTGACGCGCTTGGCTTCCTTGCGGCTCACAATCATTTTATCGAAGAGCGGTTCTAGCTCAAGATCGTGTACTTTTTTGCCGCTCATGTAAGACCAAAGCATTTTGACTAGCTTCGTGACTTTGTTCCAGAGCTTTTTGTTCTGGGGGAAGTAAACCGCGTCATGCCTTCTCTGCATGTATAAGGCGAACTGGTTGGCAAACATTTCTTGCGGGCTTTCGGCCCCGTTAAACGTGCCTATTTCCGCCCCGAACAGTTCGTGTTCGGGGATAGTCACTTTGATAAATGGGGTGCGTTGCTCGACCACAGTGCGACCGTAGGCGTCTTTGCCACCGCCATTAAACGTGCCGTTTTCTGCGTAATACTTATCCATCTGCTGCCAGAACTCGAGCTTCATGTCAGCATTCATCAGGTTTCTGTAAGCCCAATGGCCCATCTCGTGCATAACAATGAAGGTTCCCGAAGTGCCGCCTCGTTCGCCATTAGGAAGAACCGCAAGACCTGGGTTCCTTCTGCCTTTCATGTCAAGGCTGATAGAGTTTGTTTTATTTGGGTCGGAGTGGAACGACTGATACGATTGATCTCTCGTTCCTGTGCCGTCTCTAAACCTTGGGGCCACATCTCCGTCTTGAATAACGAGGTCAAACAAGCGGTTAATTTCTTTTGTTTCCACATCGCTCAAGTGCCGAGTGATCTTGTTAAGGCTGGCCCTTGACGCTTCCACCTTGTCGTTAGGCAACTTGATGCCGCTCGGAGCCATCTTGTCGATAATAGAGTACAAGCCCGTTAAGGCTTTGATCCGCGTTTGCAGCTTAATTTCAAGTACGTCACCGTCAACAGTCGTGAACTTATTGACCCAATGGTCGCTCTCGAGCCTTTGAAGGATAGACCATAACTGCACAAGGTTTATGGTCTGGGTTTTAAGGACATCTTTGTTGTTCGATATGCCCTGAGTTTGAAGTGGTGTGTTTGGATCGAACTGATACGCTTGCTCTGGCCTGCGAACATTATTGTTGTTTCTCAAGAGCATCATTGCATTGTGCAGGCGGTCAAATAAATCGGGTTCTTCTTCCGCCAACTCACTCAGTTTTAGCTGGATGTTATTGCCATCTTGCGCGTAATCAACCATCGGGGGCGGAGCTTCGGGAAGGTCTGCGCGTACCGCACCGTCGAGCAGGTTGTTATCGTTTAGGGGGTCGAAGTTAGCGAGCAATGTTTGAACATCAGTCTTCTGCTGACGGGCTGGCTTGCCGTTGATTGTCTCTGGTATGTACCCAATGTACCAATCGTCGGCGTCTGAGCCTCCGAGGAGAGCTTCAAGGGACGCATTACCCTTGACCTGAGTTGCGCTCGTCATACGAACATTGTCTGGGCGCTTGCCATCGTCGGTGGCTTCTTTTTGCACACGGCGGATCAAGACTGCTATCTTGCCATCGCGAACCACGAACCCTTTGACCGTGGACTTCGGCTTGCCGTTAGGCTTGACCTCCACAACAGGCTCGGGCTTGGGGGTGCGAGCGTTAATGCGGCGCTTCTCGCGCAGGTACTTGTCGAGGTCGCCGTGTCCACCGTCCAAGTCGCCGTCACCCTCATACCTTTTCTGGGCTGCCTCGAGTGCGGCTTCTGCTTCGTCTGCATTGGCAAACATCTTCTCGGGCTTAACTGGCGGGCTGTCTGTGGTCTTGCCCGCCCAAGCTGGGCCGAACTGAGCCTTCATTGCCAATTCTTCGGTGGCAAAAACCTTAATCGTCCATCCTGATTTGGTTTTAATAGGTACACCAAAGAGCATGTCGCCTTTGGTAGCCTTACCCATCACGCCGACTTTACCGCTCTTGATGCCCACGGCTTGCTCGCCGCCTTGCGAGGTGAAGCGATAAACGGCCTTCTGAACCTTGAGCCCAGCGTCTTTAATTGCGAGAGCGAGAACCTGCTGTTTGTTGAACGAGCGAGGGTCTAAGTCACGGACGCCATCGGTCACGGTAAACCCGTCACCAATGTCCAAGCCCCTTCTGAACAGGCTGGATATCTTGCTGCTTACTTTCCGCTCGCCCTTGCTGTTGACGAACGTGCGGAACACGCGACCACCCACAGGATCATTCTCGAGCGCTGCGCCAGCCTTGGCTGTCGAGCCGCCCACACGATTGCCGCCCGAGGACTTTTGCGAACTGGCTAGGTCGGCCTCGCGGTTCAGAACAAGGTCTTCGGATTTGATGCGCTTAATTTCTTCTGCGCTTGCATCCGCCTTGACTGTCTTGCGTACCTTATCCCAGCTATTTATGCGGCGCTTGATGGCAGCATATACTTCGTCCGTTACCTCGTCCTTGTAGGCCACGAGATACTTGTTAATTAGGATTTTCTTGTCTGCGCCGAGGTAGCGTTTGCTCGAGGCTGATGCCTCGATGATGTCCATAAATATGTTGTCAGCCACATCACTGACAGCTTTGTCACCCGCCGCTTGCTCTGGCGTTCTGCCGTCAAGATAAGCCTGCCGTCTTGCCGCTTCGCTGTCCTCAACCTCCGTTACGGTTTTGCGCTTGCTGCTCTGGTATTGTTGCTTCTCACCACCACGAGCCGAGGCGATCTCCATGATTTTTTCAAAGCCATTTGTGGTAATGCGCCCGTCATCGGTCAGCTTAATTTGACCGCCTTTGATTAGCTTGCCAATGTCGTCCTCGGTAAGAGGCGGGTAGTCACCAAACTCTTCCGCATTCTTTGCATATATCTCAAGACGATTGAGGAGTTTCGTTATCTTCTTGTCTTGTGTCTCGGGCTTGAAGCTAAAGATAATGTCGGCGGCGCTGCCGTCATTGTCAGGTATTTCAGTACCAATCCGCCTCACAAAAAGCTCGGCTTTGGTTTCGTTAGTGCCCCTGTTATCCGCGTTTACATCCGCAGGCGGGGGCGTCTCAACATCAACGTCAGGGGTGTCATCTGCATCAACGTCAGGAGTGTCAGCGTCAGCGCTTGCGGCCTTTGGCTTTGCGGATGGCTTTGCAGATGACAAGTTGGGAACGAACTGCTTTTCGGGGATGCCGAGACGAGATGATGCCCACTGGCGAACCTGTTGCCTGCCTTTTGTGGACAGAGCGCCCGCTTTAGTTACTTCAATCTCACCCGCATCGATCAGCCTGCCGATCTCATCGTCAGTAATTGGCTTGAGGTTTGTGCCGTTTTCTTTATTCAGCTTCTCTATTGTTGCTGCGTAACCCGCTCGCATTTTGTCGAGAGACTTAACCCACGTATGAGGCGCGTCTTTCTTGGTCTTGCCTGCGGCCTTTTTCGTAATCGCAGTTGTGTACGTTGCTGTGCCATCGCCATCAGGGATTTCAAACTCAACGAAGCGCTTGTACGCCGCTGCCCTCTCGGGGCTTGGAGGCTCTTTAGGTGGGTCGGCTGGCGGTGTGGCCCCAGCGTCCGCCCCGACATCATCATCCATGTCCGCGTCTGATACTTCATCATCATCAGGCTTGGTGTTGGTGCCAGTATCGTCCGCTGTCTTGGTGCCTGCGCCCGTGGCGGCATTGGGATCGGGGGTGCTGCTTGCGCCTCGAGCGGCAGCCCTTGTCGCGTCAAACCCTCTGCGCCACATGCGAGCGGCTTCCTCGCCGTGGACAGATTGGTAGGCGGCTTGCTGTGCAGCGACTTGCTCGTCACTCAAGTCCTTCATAGTGCCGTTGCCGTCACTGTCGTACTGCGTAGATTTTGCGCCTTCCTTTTCGTGGCGAGCCATGTCTGGGTTTTTAGCGCTCGTTCCACCCGCGTTGGCTCCCGAGCCGCCCGTATTAGCGCTCGTGCCACCCGTGTTGGGGGGAGGGGTTGCCGCCGCTGCGGGCGGAGCGTTGCGTGTGTTGGCAGTCCAGAACTGGCTATCAAGTTTTTTCTCGACATCAGCTAGGCGAGTTTGGAACTCAGCCTGCAAAGCTACCTTGTCTTCACCCGTCTTGTCAGCGTTGGCTATCTTTTCGCCAAGCTCATCAAGCGCATTTTGGTCGCCCTCGACTTCTCTAACGTGCATCTCGATGTCGGCTCGCTCTGCCTGTGCATCCACGAGATCGTCTTTAAACTCGGCGCGGCGAGCCAAGAGTGTGTCATCAGCAATCTTGGATTGAAGGTCGGCCTCCATACGGCCTAGCTCTAGCAGTCGGGCGTCGATTGTAGATGAGAGGCGGGAATTGTTGCGCCAGTTTAAGGCTGCATCAGCTTGTTTGCCCGAAGCGAACCTACCGATTACGCCGCCGAGAACGCCCCCGACACCCGCTTCGATAGCTGCGGCTGTTCCTGTTTGCGTGTCGTCATATTCTTCGCGCAGTCCTTGCTGGATTTCACGAGACTGTTGGAGCCTGTCGAAGCCAGCGCCGAGCCCAGCGCCGATAGTGCCCTCGAGCAATGCGCCTTCTTTCGCGCCTTGATACAGACCCGCAACTCGGGCAGCCTTGCGAGACTGTCCTGCCGCTCGTGCAGCTTGTGCTACTTTGCCAACCTTCGAGAGCTTGCTGGCAACACCAGCGTACGGGACAAAGTTAATTGGATCGGCAATTATCGCTCCGCCGTAGTCTCCGAGTTGATCCCAGATAGTGCCTCGTGAGGGCGCTCGCTGCCATGCTGCTGCAAGACGGGTGTGAGTTGCCTTGTCGGCCTCACTGCCCATTTTGTATTTGCCCATGTCATAGCCAGCCGCACCGAAGTTGCTGTCGATCCAGCGACGATCAGAGTACCACTCGTCCAGCATCTCGCTCGTGGAAGAAAATGACTTGCCTTGGCTTGCGTAATACGCACGGATGTCCTTCTGGAAATCCCTGTTTTTAATAAGGTCGCTACCAAAAAGATTGTCGTAGCCAGATACGCTATCAAATGTTTTGTTAGCGTTGTGTGTCTTAATAGTTTTAAGAAAGCTCGAGATGTCGGACATTGTATCGGGTACTCCATTTAACCTGATCTCGGCAGATTACTCGGAGCACCCTCTTAGGTCGTCCTTATTGAGATGCCTTTTTCTGCTCCCAAAGCTCGAGAAGCGCAGGATCGTTAGTTTGCAATGCGCTTATAAGCTGTCTCATCTGGCTTTCGCCTGTGTACCCAAGCTGTGCGGCTACGGTTGCCGCATTATCTCTCACCCATTCCCTCATCTGTAACTGGTCGTCAGCATCGGGCTGCTCAACATCTCCGCTAGGTTCGCCGATAAACAGACGCTTTATCGCAGCTACGGGATCAGGGCCAACGGTTCTTACTTCGCGGTTGGGATCAAGGTTCAGTGTTTCTGCAATAGCATCCGCAGTGCTTGATGTTGTTTGGAATACTGGTTCTGGTGGCTGTGTCGGTGGTGGATTGCCCACCCCACCGCTGGTTGCATTTTTGAGTTGGAGGACAGCTTCATGGTTTTCTTTTCGTCTTTGTAGGTCGCCTTCCAACCAATCGCGATAGGCTTGGACGTTATCATTGGCATTCAAGCCCGTAGCTTCTTCGAACATGGTTTTGGGATATGGCTTCATACCTCCCCCCCAACCTTCGCTGAACTCGGTATAACGTGTCCAAGTGCTCTCGACCCCTTCGATGCGTTTGGCCTCGACCTCCTCGGCTTCCGCTATGCGTTTATCTTCTAACTCAGTGAGCGAGGCCACTTCCATTTCAGCGTCATTCACATAGCCCGCAATCCCCGCCCTTATTTCTTCGAGGTAGGCTAATTGACTTTGAAGGGCTTGGACGTTGCCATTGATCGTTGATCTCATTTGCTCGGCGCTCGCGCCTTTGCCATACATATCGTCAGCGCCAGCCTGCTGCAAATTGCCGATCTCTCGCTGTAGCTCCAACATCTCGCCATGCAGCGCTCTCGTAAGCTGACGAGCCTCACCGCTGCCGTTGATCTCTTGCAGTAGCTCTTGGTAAATGGCGAGCTTCGTGAAGTTTGGCACATCGACGTTTGGTAAGTCTTTCGCCGCACTAAGTTTGCGTATCGCAGCGTCAATCTTTCCCAATGTGCCAGTGAAGATAGGCTCGAGAGCAGAAAGGCTCGGATGCCCGCTAAAGTCGGCAGTCACTACCTGACCATCACCGTCAACCACAATGCTCGCACGAGCCGCAAGTTCAACAGATCGTTCGGCGGCATTGGTGTAAGCTGGATCAACCACGTTGTATTGGCTGTTGACGTACGCTCTGCGATTGAGTTGGTATTGCGCCTTGAACGCTGCCAAGTCCTCCGCTCTGTCCTTCGCATCCATGTCCTTGAATGTAACAATTCCCGTCTCGCGCATAGCCGCTATAAATGCCGACTGCTCGATGCCGCCGTACTCACCCATGAGTAGCCCGCCGCTTTCCATGTCCATAAGGCTCGCGTACACCGCGTCCCTCACAACCTGCAAGTTTGTGCCGCTTTCGCCATACAACGGGGTTACTTCTATCCCTTCTTCGGTTTCCTTTTGGCCCAGTAACAACTCGTTCATAACGTCCATTATAAGCTCGTTCGTGGCTGGCAGGCCAAGGGTATTAAAGACACTTTGGATTTCGTTGCGAACGTCAGAAGTAACTTGAGCGCCCACTACCGCGACCTTATCTTTGTCGAGGTCTCCAAGTATGCTCGGTATCATTAGGATGGGGCTGAATATATCGTCATTAGCAGCCATCGGAATTAGGGAGCGATTGCCCGCCTCAACCTTTGCTATGACTTCGGCGATTGTTTCGTTTTCTCGGGCGTTGATTGCTTTGCGAGCCTTCTCGAAAGCTGCGTCGAAGCCTCCGTTCGCAAGAGCTGTGTACTCTGCTTTCTTGGCGGGGCTAATGGTGATCCCCAGTGCCGTCAGGTCGCGCTCAAACTTTTCCAAAAACTCCTCTCTGCCAGCGTCAACCGCGCCTGCAAAGTCAAAGTTTGCATCCTCAGACCTGTTCGCGGCCTGATTGATGGACGCCATTACCTTGCCCATAGCGGTAGCGTACCTCCCCGTAATACGAGCTTTTTGTTCGGGGGTAAGGGTGACATCTGTTTTCAGAGTTGCCTCCATCTCCGCCGTGGCTGCGGCAAGCGCGTCTTCCTCGCTCATTCCCGCTTGGGCAAATTCATCGAGGTCGCCTTTTTCCACGGCGACCGCAACGTCTCGGGCTACTTCATCGTCTTTTTCTTGCTTCAACTCGCCCAATCTTGTCGAGATATTTGCGTCCGCTGTTGTCGTGTCGAACTGCAAAGTATCGAAGTTTGGGTTGTTTTTGAAGCTGTCCTTCAAAGCGCTGATGGCTCTGTCGTACGCGAGTTGCGTTGTGGCACTTGCCGCGATTTCGTTTGCTAGTTGAGTAAATCTCGCATCATCTGCGGTCTTGAGTTTGTCGAGCCTGTCTTGCTCTATTCCCTCATTTATTTCGTTGAAGGAGGCAACTTGTATCATGTTTCGAACACCGTCAAGTTTTGCTTGCTCCATAAGTGACTTGAGATAAACGCCATATTTTTCTGGCGACATGGTTTTAGAGGCGTTGTCCAGCTTGCTTCTGTAGCCTTCCGCAATACGCTCGTAATTCCCTTCTTTATTTGCCAACATCCGCTGGTACGCGCTGTCAAGCCAATCAACACTGTCGCCTTGGTCTTGGTCGGGAAATTTAAGGAGCAATTTCGCCCTCAAAACTTTCCATTCCTCCTCCGACTTGACGTTTCGTGCGGCTTCGAAGGCATAATTTGACGCTTCATTTGTCGCGGCTTCTGCCGCATCAGCAATCGTTGTAGAAAGAACGGCCTTGCTTGCCCCAAACGCGCCTTTCAACCTTAACGCCTCGTAAGCATCTGGATATTGGCTCTTGATTGCCTCTATCCCTACGTCCGCGCCCTCCTGAGTTTGGTTTACTGCCGTCAGAACTTTTGTCACTTCGGCGAGAACGATGCCTTCATTCTTTTTGTCCTGCCGCACATACGCGCCCTTGTACTGGTTGGTGAACTTATCGCTCCATATGTCAGCTTTTGTGTTGAGGGCTTCAAATGCGCTTTTGGATGGGTTGTTGAGGTAGTCGTCAATTACGCGAGCGTTGTTCTCCTGCCAATCATTCCAAGCCTTGTCGCCAGCCCGCTTGTAAACCGCATCAAACATCTTTTCGTCAACTAGCCCATAAGTGCTCATCTGGGCTTTGAAGGCGGCTATTTCTTCTTTTGTGGTGCCGTACATGCCTGCCATAGCGTCACCCAAGAGGGTGATGTCTTGAAGGCTTTGGCGAGCGTCCTGTGCTTTTTGACGCTTTGCTGCCTGCGCTGCCGCTGCGTCTTGCTTTGCTTTTGCGTCTCTGTACTTTTTGACTTGGCGCTTCATCGTTTCTTCGGTCGGGATGCCCGACTGTAGCCCGCGACTGTTGCCCGCGAGGTTGCCGTAATATTCCTTACGCTCTGCAACGCTCGCGTCTGGATTTGCCCTTATCCATTCTGCATAAAGCTGTGCGTTCTGTGCGCGGCGATCTTTGCGTTTCTCATCTGCGCCGACGAAAGCGTTTGTAAAACCGCCGAGTGCTAGAGCCATAACGCTCTCCTATGCTTCTTTTTTATTTGTCATGCCCGTGATCGGGTTGTAATCAAGCGTTCTGTCGAGCCAAGTGCCGAACGCGCTGCCA